ATCTAGACAAAAATCCTTTAATAAAGATAGGCAATTTCAGGGATGCGTATCAGAAGAAAAAAGAGATCCTTTTTTATACACAAGAAGAGTTTATTAAGTTTATAAGAGAAGTTAAGGTGATTTCAGAGGAGCGAAACTACAATGACTACTATGTGTTTTTCGCCCTGGCATACTTTACTGGAGCAAGAAAGGGCGAGATTCACGCTCTCAGATGGACTGACTATCGCGATGGGAAGATTACAATAAACAAAAGTATTTCACAAAAGCTTGGAAATGGTGACAGGGAAACGCCACCGAAGAACATCAATAGCAACCGCACCATAGAGGTTTCAAGACCGTTAACAGACATTCTCGAAGAACATTTCAAGCAGTGCAAACAATATAGTGAATTTAATGAAAGTTATCACATATGTGGTGGACTTCATCCTCTCCGTGACACTAGCGTTGAAAACGTAAACAAAGAGGCAGCAAAACGAGCAGGACTACACCACATCAGGATCCATGACTTTAGACATAGTCATGCATCGCTTTTGGCCAATAACGATATTAACATCCTAGAGATAAGCAGGCGTCTCGGCCACTCCGATATCGCAACAACTTTAAATGTTTATAGCCACTTTTATCCGGCAGAAGAAAGCAAGGCAACATCAATTTTAGATAAAATTCGTATATAATTCGTATATATAAAAAATGAACCGTTGAAATTTCAACGGTTCAAGCTGTTTTGGTGGAGATGGCGAGAGTAATTTGATATGTTTTTTAAAATTTACACATATATTCTTATGGCTATTTTTAGCCTTTTCAAGCTATTCCTCTCTATCTACAAAACTATCAAAAAAATATTTTTCGTATATAATTCGTATTTTTGATTTTGCTGCCTCTACTATATAGATTGTATTCGTAAAACTGATTTATGGCAATAAAAAAAGAGGGCAAATGCCCTCTTAATTTAACTACTATACCACAAGCTCACAAGCAAGCCCAACAGCATATGCTCTCTTCACCCCATGAGATACGATATATGACTTTGCTTCAGCTGTATTATTTTCTCCTATAAGAAGAATAGGCATTTCACCTATGTTGCTTGAAACGATTGCGTCGGCCCATGAAGCAACTACAATAGCCTCTTCAGATGATGGGAAAAAACGCTCTGCAATTTTTCTCGACGTTTCAAAACGATCTGAACCCTTGACTCTTTCGACACTACCAATCTCAGCGAGCTGCTTTTCTACGGTAGTATTAACAACACCTGTATCGCCCACAATGATAAAGTGTAAATCATTGTGTTTCTTTAGTTCTACAATTTGATTCGCTTTTACGAACTCGGAGACTATAAGCACTGGAATATTTGCTGTAAGCGTGGATACACCATCAGCCCAATCGCTACCATTGGTGACAATGATTGATTTTGTCTTTGAAAAACACTCTTTCAGAACTTCTAGATTTGTATCGTATCTAGTATCTCCCTTTATTACTTTTGCTCCACCCTTGTTTACTATATCGCCACCAACAATATACGTTTCGAACCCATAAGATAACTCAGGATGATCTAGCACTATGTTCGCCTTATTTGCTTTTGCGAGAAATGCTGCGCTTATTCCGTCAGGGAAGTTTTTGCCTGAAACAATCACCTTATTTGCTTTTGCAAACTCCTTGTCTATGATATCGGATGTTGCATATCTGTCATCTCCTGCGTATTTGACAACCTCTGCACCAATATCGACTTGCTTAGGGTTTGGTGTAATAACTTGCGTTGCTTTTTCGCCCTGCTTCCTCGCATACGCATACCATGTATCTGCATCACCATAAAACACATCAAGATCAAGTCTTTTGTTGTATCCACTTAGATATCCATGCGATGTGTACTGATACATTGCAACAACGCTCCAATATGGCACATATGGTGCAGCTTTTTCGAGATATCCTGTTGCATTGTTGTGGTCGTACTGGGCTACCCACAACCCATAGTCTGCGTTAGCTATAGCACTGCAATCGTGACTTTCTATGAAACTTAAATAGCTGTAAAATAGGGGTTTTACGCCTATAAGTCTATAAACTGCATCGAGCCAAGTTCTTGCCCATTCTGCGCCCAAATATACATCCTGCTCGAAGTCTAACACGGGAATAACCGTACCGTCAAAATAGTCGCCACAGTTATCAACGAACCACTGTGCTTCCTCTTCAGGAGTTCCGCCAAAACCAACCTCACGAGCAAAGTGGTATACTCCGATTAGTTTTCCTGCGGCCTTTGCTTGCTGTACGAAGCCGTCACATTCTGCCGATACATATCCAGCACCGCCTGTTCCTTTGATTATTACAAAATCTGCGGGTACACTTGCTAGCTGTATTCCTTCCTGCCAGCCCGAAATATCAATACCGTGTAACATATTAGCCCTCCAAGTCCTTTAAGTCCTTAACTTCCTCATCGAGTTCTGGCAATCCTTTAGCATTTACAAGCAGTGATATGATTCCAGCTAAGACAGCTGCACTTATTACTTGCCCCCAACGAACTTCTCCCGTAAAAGTCGAAGTTCCTATAACACCAAGTGCTGCCTCTGCCATTGTCTTTACCGCTCTAATGCCCGCTTTTTTTCCCCAATCTTTCCAATTTCTGTTCTTCATTTTTGTACCTCCTGAAACAAATTAAAAAGGTGGCTCTCACCACCCGGTTGACAATTATTTGATTTTGCTATCTGTGAGAGGGAGCTGCTTAACCTCGTTTATGATCTTCTCCGCCGTCCCATTGCCTTTTAGCCCTTTGTAAGGGATATATAAGTAATCCACTAAGTTCTCGTATTCGTCACGAGTGATATATCCACGCTTGATATAAAACTCTCCCAAGCTACAAATTCTGTCGTGGCCCAATCCACGCATCATCATCGCATAGTCACTCTTACGCTCCATGTATCTCTGCACTATCATGCTAATAAAACTCCAAAGACCCGTACTTGCGAAAACCGCGATTATAATTGCTCTTTCCATACGCACCTCTATTTCCACTTGCCAATTGCGTAGATTTGCAAGTTTAAAATGTCTGCAGATGCCGAGCTCTGACTCGCAGCTACCGTTAACATCGTTGTATTTTGCGTATTGATTGTTTGAGCGGCAAACGAATATCCATTGCCAATCTGTACTGACGCCATTACCGTTGGCTTTGCAATAAATCGACAAGACGATGGGAATGTAAACGTTTTTCTGTTAAAAATCATGTTATTCCAGGCTCCAGCAGTCCATCCTGATCTAGAGTCCGAATCGGCTGTCTTAATAAGCTCTAATCTCCCTCTCTTCCATTTCACGAACTGCCATCCATCGACTTCGCCTTGCTCCATGACATAATCTTGAGCTCTTCCACCTCCGTTATATAGCTCATTGATTGCATCTGCGAGATTTCTTGCGCTGGTTTTTAACATGCTTGCGTTACCCATGTCGTCTCTAACTCGCTTTATCTGGTCTGCGTATTTTTCATCTGTGACTTTAATTTCTTGCTTGAGATCCTGGGCAAGTGTGCCGGATAGTGCTGAGTTAACTGTACCAAAACTATCTCTTAGCTGGAGCCATAGATTGTCAAATAGTCCGCGATACTCTACAGCTGGAACTACCCAACCACAAAGATTCGAGTCCATCCTTGTGTCAGATATGTTGACAGCTTCGATTGAGGTTGTACGCGCTGGGATGTAGACATCAGCTATTGCGAGTTCGTAGTAGTTTGACTCACGGATTAGATCCTGGGCAACAGGATTTGTTGCAGCAACGCCCTCTTTTAAATAGATGTCTATATCTCGTCTATCCTCTGCAGTGTCAAACCTCAAAACGATACGATCTATACGAGGAAGGCTCGATGCTGGAGACAATGTGATTTGTCTGTTATTGCTCTCTTTAAAGACTGCTCCCTCGATGATTGCGCCTCCTGATTTCACATTAACGGTCATGCCTCCGTGTGCCGTGACCATTAGCCCATCGATTGGATTAATAAACACACCGTTTCCCCAGCACATCTTGTTAAAATCTCTTTCATCCTGGGCTGTGATTGCTCTGTCCCATTCATTTCCGATTATACTTTTTGATTCAAATGGAAAACTCTTTGCCATACTATACATCCACCTTTCTATATGTTTGCCTGTTTGGAGTTCCAAAGACTAGCTCGACTTTTACTGTATTTTTAGAGTGAACCTCTCTGACTTCGACGAGCCTAGAAGTAAATTCTTTTTGTATCGAATCAATATTGATTGTACAAATATCACCCAGGTCGTAGTCTTTGAGATAATAAAAACGATGTTGGAGTACATCAACTGAGATGGTCTCTTGTTTGTAATTGTTCAACATCTCAAGCTTTGCAGCATCTCGCATTTTTGACCTTATAAGTGACTCGTTTGAGCTCTTAATCTCAATACCGCTTATGTTGGCATTAAAAACTTTGAGTGGCACACAGTGACCGAGATTGCTTGGCATGTTACCATCAAACTGTACATATTCATGTATTGCTCTGACCTTTTTGCCGTCCTTCCAAAAGCCGTGAACTACGCTTGATGTAGTAAAGTCATCCGGTATTTCCTGGCTCGCTAAAAAGCCACTGTATACACCACTTTCGTCATATGCATATTCACATTTCGAGATATTGCCCCAAGCTTCGCCAAAGAATACGTCATCACGCAAATCCTTGCCCTTTTGAACGTGCAACTCAATGCCTAGAAGCGGTTTGCCTGGTTCTTCCTTTGCCGAGAAAATCGGTCTGCAAATGAGTGTGTATCCTGCAGACTTTAAAGCTTTTCGCATAGCAGAGCCTGTACTTTCACCAAGTTCTGCACTTATAGACAGCTCGCTTGGTACGTCACTATCTGTGCTTAGCTTTGCACCGTTTACCGTTCCCCCTCCAGGCTGAGCGTATTTGTCACTCACAGTTTCAAGTAACCATTGCTTTAATTGCGTTTCAACTTCTGCCTTACTCTTAAATGTCGTTGTCGAAATCGGTATCGTGTAAGCGCTCCAATCAAGCACTTTGTCGATAAAAAAGCCTGATAGTGTTACAAATTCACCGTTATTCTTTTCCTCGTACACGACCTTTTGCACCATCGCTGTTTCAGGCCGTCCTATACACTGGATGTACTTGACATTTGGGTCATAATCCTTTGCTGCCATATATAGCACAAATGACCCACACTCGAAATATTTTCTGCTCCATTGAAGTTCGACGAAGTCAACCATCTTGACCTCTTCGCCGAATTTATTTAGACACTTGATCATTTACACACCTCCATACCTACCAACATAGCTTGCTTCTGCAGTAAATGCCGTGTTGCCATCTTTTGATATTTTGATTTGATTGTCACCATAGCCAAGTACCATCTGCATGAGGTCTCTAGCGTCAAAATCGCTGTATGGCACGTCTTTACCGTTCTTTTTGACCGTTCGCTTGTCGCAGTCAATAACGAGGACATCAGACGCATTTAAGACCGTTTTCACGCTAGTCTTAAGGTCACCCATCTCGATGTCGATACCAGGAACATAGCCTGTTGATTTTATTGTGATAACGATCGGAGCCGGTTCGCTTCCGAGGTAATTGATTACCTTTGTATCCATTTTAGTTATCTCGCCAAAAGCAAGCTTGCCACCTCCTGGCGCATAATATCTTGTCCAGTGCCACATAGGATTTACGTCACTAAAAGCAGTCGTGTCCTTGCTGTCGCCAAATAGATCAGCATGAGGTGACTGAAATAAGAGTTCAAGATTAGGCTTTCGATAGACATTCCTTGAAGGATAGCTTGCCGCCTTGAGAACACAGTCTTTAGCTATCTTTGTGACTCCAGCATATGTGATATACAAATCATACTTATGATTAGCATTATGGAATCCGATAACCTCTTCTCTTAAGCTATCATTAGCTCCACTCATTCTTGCCGACAAAGTAATCTGTCGACCATGCTTTCTAATACCTGTTATGATATCACCGTGGCCAAATCCTCTCGCCTCTGAAAATACTTCAATTTCAGGAAAGTCAACACCTTCAAGTGTCAACATTTTCCAATCATTTTTGTTATAACTAAATCGGAGACCATCACTTCTGACGGCCTCCACATTTACCATTTTGCTCATATCGCACCTGCCAATCCGAATTTTACTGCTTCACTTCTCAGTACCCTTGCATGTTCGCCTGGAGTCTCAACCGGCTGATTGATGTTAATTGTCTGCATTACCGTTGTGTCACCTGCACCGACTCCGTTGCGTGATATCTGATTATATCTTGCCCCTGGAGGTAGTGTTATTGCATCTCGTTTCAACCTTGAACCATTGTAGCCACCGTTTACAGTTAAGTCAGCCTCAACTCCTTGCATATCGCTTGCAAAACGATCTTTTATACTGCTCGTAAAGTCTGATACGACACCAAGTGCATACGCGGTCTTTCTCGTGATACCATTAGCAATACCGTAAATCAGATTGTTACCAATGTCCTTTTCTCCCCAACGGCTTGGCGATTTGATACCAAAGAAGGATTTTATCTTACTCTTAACCCTGCCAAAAAAACCACCAATCATATCCATTAGCCAGCTAAACTTGTCGTGAATTCCGTTCCAAAAACCTCTGATTATCTGACCACCTATAGACACAAATTTGCTAGGCAAGTCTTTAATTCCATTAACTATACTGTTCACAAAATCAGCTATACCGCTTACAGCTCGGCCAACTAAATCTCCAACCCACGCAGCAATCTTTGCAATCACCTGCGCTAGATAAATTACTATTCGGATTGGAAGAGTTTCCCACCAAATCCAAAATTCAATCGCTTTTGATACAAATGCTTTGATGCCGTTCGGCAATGTTTCCGTAAAAAATGTTACAATCCCATCAACGACTGCACCAACAAAGTTCTTGATATGGGTCCATATTCCGATAAAGAAGTTACGGAATCCGTCTGACGTTTTCCACAGATATATAAAACCACCAACAAGCGCAGCAATCGCCATTATGAGAATCATAATAGGATTTGCAAACAAAACTGCATTTAACAATACCTGAGCTGCAGTAACAATTGTAACGACTGTTTTATACGCAATAAAAGCAGAAGCAACCATCACGATTAAGACCTTAAATTTATCAAAATTCTTAATTAGCCCTTTTAAGATTGATGTCAACGGTTTAATTATTGGGACCGCGTTACCCAGTTTACTCAGTCCTTTTATAATCGCTGGTACAAGGCTTTTTGAAAATGCCTTGCCTAGACTCTTAGCCACAACCTTTATCCTTGGAATTAAGTTACTTAAGAAT